GACATTAGCTCCATAGCCACTCGAAGGAGTAGACACAGAGTTTCTTGCGATTGTTAAAGAACTTGTACCTCTGCGTTTTTTCATGCGTCTTGAATCGTCTGCTTTGTTTTTTACAACTGCTGCCATCTCCGTTGGTGGTGGTGGTGGTAAAGGTGGAGCAGAAGGTTCTGGCATTTTAGGGCTTGATAAGCACATTGGTTTTATTGTTCTCTAGTTAATATGTTTTCGTTTTGTTCTGCGTTCTTAGCACGCAAATAGTTTACTATGTTTCGTTGTCCAAAGTAATAATCCATGTTTCTTAGATCATCCTTTGGACTAAATTCTTTAGGGGGAAAAACTTCATCGAGTCTTTTTACCAACTCACTTGAAACGACTGGAAAAGGCTCTTCCATTAATATGATTTCTTTTTATTGATGCGAAGCTTGCCCCTTTTCTTAGCAGTCTTCTTAGCATTCTTAAAATTCTTAGCTGTTGGTGCGCCTTTTGATCCAGGTTTTCTCATCTTTTCTCCACTTCCTTGTTTAATTCTTTTGCGTTTTGCGTGAATATTTTTGTATAAGCTCATAGCAATTCATTTATTTTCCTACGTTTTTCATAGCTTTTTTATGGGCTTCACTAAAGCTAGCGCCTTTGAGCATAAGCGATTCCATAAAAGCTAAATGTTTTTTTGAATGATGTTCCGAGTGTTTTTTCATTGTTTTTGCTTGTCGCAAAGTCAAAGCTTGTCTTTTCATAACAGTGTTAGCAATCCCATTTACGAAGAGCTAAAGCTTTTCTAGTGGGTCTTCCTTTTTTGTCTTTCATTGGCCCTTTAACGCCCGACATTCTAGCACAAAAAGAACGCCTTCTGGCTGCTGCCTTTGGGCTTTTCTTAGCTTGCTTTGCTGAAACAGGAGGCTTTAGATTGCTTCCCTGCGCTTTGGCTGCTCGTCTTCCTGCTGCGTTTAAACCTCCAGAGGGAGACTTATGTTTGCTAGTAAGTCGTATTCTTTTACGTGCCATGAAAAATGTTCAAGTTTTATTATATACCCGAACATATTAAATATCCCTTAATTCTTTAGGCAGTTTGCCCTCGCTGATCCATTTGTCAGTTTGCTGTAAACACATGGAGTTCCAGATGACAGCACCAAGGTGATCTTCAGCAGTGCATCCATCTAGATAATCCCAAAGATGTCTATTGATTGAGTCAACATATCTACTAAGTGGTTGTCCTTTTTTCCAGTTATCTCTGCCGTATTTAGTTGCTCCGTCTTCAAACCTTTTTGCGACTGAGCGCAAAGCAGATACAGGAATGAGTGAAGGGATTCCTTTACCTTCGCAAGCGTCTCTAACACTCCCTGTCTCAAACTCTGATCTCTTACCGCTATCAGGTAGTGGTTGTCTTTCTATTACTTTGGGTTCCATAGCTTTATTTCTCCTTCTTTTTCGTTATATTCATTCGGGTTTCTAAGGATGTAAGACAACCTTGCATTCAACAAAGCGTCCTCTTCCGTTTGACCCTTTGACTCATAAGCATCAACCACTGTACTCCACGTAGCTCCATGCTTATCCAAAAGTTTCATAGCTGTTACTGCTCCAATGCCCTTGGCTCCTGAGAAACCATCAACTGAATCTCCTGATAAGGCTTGTGCTAGGTGGTTGTAGTCAGCTTCTTCTTGTGTGGTGTGGCTAGTCTCTTGTTTGAGAAAGTTAAACCACTCACAGTTAAGCGTACCAAAATCTTTGTCACCACTGACTGCAACATAATTATCATTAGAACAACAAAGCATTCCGATAACATCATCAGCTTCTAGGTTGTTCTTGCGAACTCCGTTGTGCGTTTCAAAAGCCCAGTCAGTTATAGCTTTAAGACCTAGAGGTTTTCTTTTGCCTTTTCTGTTGGCTTTGTATTCTGGAAAGATGTTGTAGCGGAAGTTACGTTTGTCAGAGAACACCATAAGGTAATCGTCTGCCTTTGTTTGATCCACCGCATACTCTATCATGTCATCCACAATAACCTTCATCTCAGGCTCAGAGCTTTGCAGAGTCCATATATCATCCTCCCATTTTATTTCTGTTTCACTGGCGAACCCTGCTCGGTACACCACCATGTCTCCATCGATTGCTGCTATTCTTTTTTTCATAAATCTTAATGTGTCTCTGCCCAGTTGTTGCCAATCTTAAAGTCTCCATCAAGGGGACACTTCATACCTAAAGTCTTTCCTGCTTTTTCTATGGCAACTACGAAAGTTCTTCCAAGATCCTTTGCGTGTTCTTCAAGACAAGAGAACTGAACCTCATCGTGTACATTTGCGTGCATCTCATAAGGATGTTTGGCTAACTGATTGAACTCAATAAGAGATTGCTTCATTACAACAGCACCACAACTTTGAAGAAGAAAGTTAAGTAAGGAATGTTTTGATCTTACATTTATCCTTCGCCCGTCTATGCCTGTAAGATGTCCGTTCTTTTCTGCTGCTCTTTCAACATCGCTTATAAGTTTTTTAAAAGCAGGCATCTTGGTCATAAAAGATTTCCTAAGTCTTGATCCTTCTTTCATTCCCTTACCAACGGCTTCCCCTAACCTAGAATTAGAAGCACCATATATAAGTGAGTAGATAAATGTTTTTGCTGAGTCCCTAGTTGGTAGACCTGCGGCTTCCTGATTGACTGTGTGAATGTCACCTTCAAGAATCTCCCTAACATATTTACCAGAGTCATAAGGAGCTAAGAAATGGGCAAGGCAACGCAATTCTAATTGAGCAGCATCAGATCCACATAGAACCTTTCCCTTCGGAGCAACAAACAACTCACGACATTCCTTTCCATACTCTGATCTTGTTGCAGGGATTTGTCCAAGGTTAGGAGAGTTGTGGCTGCATCTTCCAGAGATAGTTCCTGCTGTATTAACACTGCCATGAATCCTTCCTTCATCTGTTACTGCACTCAACCAAGCGTGCTTACCTTCAGCTAACATTCCAAGTCTCTTCTGCACTAACAAATATTCAAAGAGTTTAAGGGACTCCTTTGTGCCTATGTTTCTAAGAACTGTTTCGTTTATCTCAGGACGCTTGCCGTCATAAGCAGCAGGTTTCCATCCTTGTTCCATGAGACGTTCAGCTATCTGATCTCTTGATCCAGGATTAAAGGGAATGGTTTTCGTTTTGTTGCCTGTCTTTTCTGCAAGATCTGCAATAGTTTGTTTTAGTCCTGCTCGTTTTAGTTCAGCCTTCAGTTGTACCTTTGTCTTTGCGGTGTACTCAAAACCATCTACCTCAACCTTCCACCCAAGAACGCTCTTCATCTGCTCTACCTTCGGAGGAAAAACTTCTTGCATCTCCTGTTCTATCTGAACCCTTCGCATCATTAATTCCTTTGCAAGCTTCTCTGCTTTCTTGACATCAAAAGGAAAGCCATTCATTTCTTGTACTCGAATAAGCTTGGCAAACTCGTGTTCAAGTACAAGTGATTTAGGGGAAACACTGTGAGCTAGTAAATGTTTATATAAAGCAAAGGTAGTTCTTACATCTTGGTTGCAGTAGGTCTGCATCTCTGGGCTAAAGTTCTCCCAGTCTTCGCTCTCACCATGCTCGTCTTTGTGAACTCCTATACGCATTCCCCAAGCTTTCAGCGAATGAGAACCAACAAGTTTCCTTGGAAAGTTTTCTCTCTTGTGGTCAGTGTTAGAGATGTCAGGAAACAACACCTTTGCCATCAGCATGGTATCTACAATCTTATTAAATTTTATTCCATACAGTTTGTAAAGAGCAGGAGCATCAAAGCCTATCCCATTGTGAAAACAAATATACTCAGAATCCTGTAGCATTTGTAAGCCCTCCTCGATGTTGTCCTTCATTGTGTTAAACTCGTAGAGGTTACTGTTAGTAGGATCGATAACTGTAAAACAGTGAAGCCTATCAAGCCCTGCAAGTGTCTGCCAATTTGCTATGGCGTTTGTCTCTATGTCAGAGATAAGTATGTTGTATTTGTAGTCCATGTTATTTTATTCTTTCTATTATTTTTTTTGAGAGGATTCTAAAGGCTCGTTCTGCTGTTTGGGGGACAACTCCTGCCCCAAGAGTCCGAAGTCTGTCCACCCTGTTGGAAGTCCCATCATTTGCTCTACCCAATCTGCGTTCAGAAGTTCGTAATCTTTCCCATTTCTTTTGAGAGCTTCGTGGTGAGGATGGAAAGGTTTCTCTTCCCCCTTTCTGTCCTTCTTGGATTTCTCCCTCTGAACAAAAGATCCGTGAACATAAGGATGATTTGCTAATCCCAGTTGTCCGTAGTTTGGTCTGTTCGAAACTTTCTGCGCTTGTGCTACGTCTGGCGTAGGAAAGAATGAATACTCTTCTTCGGTGGTGGGATGCTCCAACTTCAGACGCAGAGAATATTCCTGCCTCACAGATGTAGTCCATCGCTTCCAAGCTTCTGAGGACATACTTGAGAACAGGTTCTCCTTCACTTGTTTTTGTTGTGATGATGCCTTCGACATTTTCCAAGAAAACAATGGGAGGTCGGCATTCTCTAATTCCATTTTCGATGAAGGGGTATAGGTGTCGTTCGTCTCTGTCTGACTTGCGCTTTGAATTAGAGCTAAAGGGTTGACAGGGGAAACCTCCACTGAGTATGTCCACCAGTCCACGAAACTTTTGAAAAGGAAACGTCCGAATGTCAGTCCAAATAGGTGCTTGATCCAGTTTTCCCTCTTGCATCTTGTAAGCCAAGTTGCCGATGTTGAAAGCTTCCCTCTCCACCATACATATCTCTCGAACATTTGGGAAGATTCGTCTAAGTCCAAGACCAATCCCTTCATATCCAGAGCAGAGTGAAAGGTGTCTAATAATTTCTTTGGAAGTATCCACATCTAAAATTCACCTTTGATTTCTGTTTCAGTTAGTACGCCTGTCTGTGTGCAGTATTCCAGTTGAGAAGCAACACCTGTGTCTCCACTAAATCTATTTTTAAGAACACTAAGCGTAGTGAGATGCTTGTCTTCTCCCTGCAAATTTCTGGACAAGGCGCAAACAATATCCGACAACTGACTGAGCGCTGCCGATCCTCTGAGTGCTGATAGGTTAGGCTCTAGTCCATCTTCGTAACCTCTATTACCCTCTGGCCTTTTAAGGTGACTGACTAACAACAAAGCAAAGTTACTTTCTTCAACCAAAGCCCTTAACTTAGTCATCAAAACATCAAGCGCTCTACGTTCATTTCCTCCCATTTCGGACTCACTCATTCCACTTACACAGATCGATATGTGATCTAACACCACGTATTCTACGCCCATAGCTTGAACCATATACCTTACATGAGATAGAAGTAGTTCAGTGTTAAGGCTTCCCCAATGGTCATAAAGAAAGAACCTACCAGAACCAACAGTCTTATAGTAAGCGTCACAATACTTATCATCTATTTCAAACGGCTCTAAGTGAAGCAGCTTGCCTACCTCTAAACCAAGAACACCCTGCGCTGATCGTTCTATGTTTTCTTCAAGCGCAATGTATCCAACTTTTTTGTCTGTTGTTGTAAGCAGGTGGTGAGCTATCTGTCGGCATACCTGCGACTTTCCTACGCCACTTCCTGCACAGAACAAACTTATCTCACCCTTGCGTAATCCTTTAGTCTTCTCGTTTAAACCTTCAAAGGGGTAAGGAACAGAATCGTTTGCCTTTGCCGTAGATATTCTATCAAACAAATCAGCCCCATCAATTATGTTAGCAGGACTCCATTGCTTTGCTTCCCACATTGCTTTAACAACCTCATCCCCCTTGCCCTCCATGAGCATAGCGTTAGGATCGTTGCCAGATAATTTAGCAACGTAAGCTTTACCAGGAGGAAGAATGTTAACCACATCAGCTACCGCTTCCCTACCTGCATCATCTTCATCAAACATCAAAATGACTTCGTTAAAACTTTCAAGCCACTTTAGGTTCTTCTTGAAAAGATTCTTTGCTGACTTACTGCCTTGGCTTATGGAGACAACAGGGTATTTGTTTGCTTGTAGCTGTGAAGCTGTCAAACAATCTAGCTCGCCTTCTACTACAAGAAGTTTATTGCCTCCGTTTTTCCAAAGGTGTTGTCCGTAGAAAGTATCATTTATCTTACCTCTTATTGTAAAATCTTTGTTGGCTGCCCTAATCTTCTGTCCAACTATCTTTCCGTTGCTGTCTTTGTAGTTGGCTATGTGTACTGTTTCTCCTTTTTCGTTTGCTCCTACCTCATAGCTGTACTTCTTACAGGTGTCTTTATGTATACCTCTCGGAGCTATAGGCATTACCTCTCCTTTTAAAAAAGAGTGGTTGTTAGTAGTTTTTTTTGTTGTTTGCATAGGTTGGTCTTGGTTCTTTGGTATAAATTCATCACAGCTAAAACACTTCGTGCTTCCATCAGCGTTTAAAGCAAGCGCATCACTGCTTCCACAGCTAGGGCAAGGTAAGTTTGTTTCTATAAATTCTGTGTCCACGTTCTTGGTATTTTTTTGTGACACCATTTAAAACCATGACGATCACACCAAGCTGAATAAGTTGTGTTACTCTTTTTTGTAAGCCTGTTGTTAGCGTTCTGGAATAAAAAACGAATGTCGTATTCTGGATGTTGTTGTTGTATTAAAATATGTTTAGTCCTGTCGCTTGGTTTAAAAAATCCCTTTGCCTCAATGATTACACCATTGGGAAAGATAAAGTCTGGAGTGTAGACTGCGAGCTTGGTGAACTTAATTTTTAAAGTCTCGTACTCGAAGTCAACCCCCTCCCTTTTTAGGGAGAGGGCAATGTCCTTCTCAAACTTAGAACGGAACCGCATTCTCTGATGCTTGATTACTTTCTTCGCTTTCTTCATCTTTTATTTCTATGTCTTCACTAATGAACCCACCATCAACAGCACCAAATCCAAGTGACGAGGCACTTTCAGATCCACTATATTCTTTGAGTTCTATTATTTGCCCTGCCTTCAAGCGGAGCGTGTAGCCAAACCCAAGGGAAGCAACAAACCAAGTTGCAAGCTCAACATTAAGTCGAACCTTAGAACCAGAACCAACATTAGTATCAGCAGGAAGCTTCTTTCCTTGGCTGTCATAGATGCCAATAGAAAACTCAAGCAATCCTTTCGATGTGTTCTTCTTTGCAGGTTGTTTTGTTCTTATTTCAAACTCTCCTTCCTCAGTAATTAGAAGCGGAGTAGCTGTTGCTCTCCTGAGTTTTTGCTTACCTTGTTTGTCACACTCAGCTTTATAAGCTCGTTCAACGTGTTCATTTACATCAGCGGAGAACTTATTAAAATCCTCTTCACTTACGTGGAGCTTGCAACTATACACTCCGTTATCATCAAACTTATAGTCTGGCTGAAACTTCGGATAGATTGCAGTTCCTATTGGGGTTGTTAGTTTAGTTGTACTCATTTTTATTTACCTTTATTTGTAGTTATATTTTTTTTTGATTTTTCCTTTGGTTAGGAAAAGAAATACGGACTCTCTTTAAGTAAAGAAATATCCGCCTGTCCATACTCAGGTGGCTCAGGAAATTCTAGGTCTGGGTGTTGCTTCTTAATCTGGTTAAGCCAGTTTCTTAAAAGATCAGGAGAAAACATTTCAACAGCTTGCTCCCTTATGACCTCTGCAAGTATCTCTGAGTTCTTACTGTGCGTTCCGTAAGAATCATGTATCATTGAGAAATCATAGATGCCCCTTTTGTTGGCAGCTACAACAACTAAGTGAAGTAAAGCAGCATCAAGCCCATGAACCGCATTAGGTGATACTCCGTTAGACATAGAACGAGGCGATACCTGCTCAGTGGCTTCATTAAAATTAACATGAATTGCTTCGCCTGTAATCCAAGTCGCAACTTTAGATTCTCTGAGCTTTCTATAATCCTGTTTAACTATAAAGCCTGACGGAGTAACCCATTCAAGATGTCGTTGCTCACTACTAACAATCCTAGCAACCTTTTGGAACCAGTGCATACATCTCTTTGGTAAATCTAAAATTTCCTCAATAGATTTCCAAACTATTTCAGATAAATAATGTACCGCTTTGTAATATTCTTTTAAATCAAAAGGGGAGGGACAACTGTCGGCATGAATTTTTTCTTCAAACCAATCAAGAATATATTGCCTGTTACTATACATGGTGAGGCCATAAGAGTAACACATCACTGGGCGCTTCGTGGTTGTCCTGGATATTCCGTAATCAATCCAAGCTTGAGCGAAGGGATGGTTTTCTTTGGCATCCTCACGCATATAACTTTCAACTCTCAACCTAACAACATCATAAATATCAGCAGGTTTATTTGTGGGTATAACATTCGTGGCAACACATCCATAATCGCAGCGTGTTAAGATTGAAAGTATTTGTAGTCCGTTGTTTGTTGCGTCCATCGAACAAGGGATTTTTGTTTTTACCTTACCATCTTTAAGATACTCACTTAACTCAAAACACACCCCAAGAAACTGCCAAGGCTTGTCGGCATCCATCCACTCAGTGTTCTTTGTAGGATCGTGAGCAATCCTGTGAATCATGTCAGCGTTGTCATGTACCCACTTCACCCTGTCATCTAAAGTAACTTTGTCGTAGCCCCAAGTGTTAGCTCCATGTATCAAAAGCCACCTAGCTTCCTTCTCGTTACGAACTCTTTCAGACCTCTCGAACTGCAACAACCCTCTCGACAAATCAGAACCCTGCACATTTAAAAAACTAGGAACGCTGTAAATCCTTCCTCTAAAATCTGCATTAACTGGAGTCCAAAACCTTTCGTCTCTAAACTTCTCCGCTAAATGAATTATCTTTGCACACAGTAATCTTTTTGATCTGGTAGATGTGTTTCTTTTGTGAACTCCTGCTGCTATCTGCGCCCAAGCATTTCTTATGTCTTTGTTTTCTTCTCCATCAATAGGGAAGGGCGGTACTGGCTCATCTTCCTTACTAACTACAGTCGTTCCTACTGGTACGTTGTTGTCCCAAGCCCAAAGAACTACATCAAGAACACGATTGTTTATTTCCCAAGGTGTTCGCTGTATTAAGTTAGCAGCTTCCATAGGAACCGAAAGCTTTTTAGAATCTATTGAGCGCAAGAACTCAGCATCAGGTGTCTTAATAAAAGGTAGCTTTGGTAAACTAGTTCCCTCTGTCCTGTAACCACCTTCCCAAACATTTAACCAATCATCAGGAGGCTCAACCATAGGTAGCCAGAAAGGATCTAGCAGTGATCTGTGATTATTAAAGTTTTCTATCCAGTCCAAAGTTTCTTTTGTAGGTGTCACAAATCTTGTCGGATGCTTACGCCCCTTTTCTCTTATGTAGGTGTACTCAATCAAACCAGTCGAACACCTTAATAGCTCAATCAAAGTTGTTCCACAAAGAATCCTATCCCTCCTAGCCCAAGGTTCAAAATCTTCTTTGCCTTCCTTCTCTTCTTCGTGTCGCATGGAAAGTTTTATGTGTCTTTCTTGCGATGACGTGACTCTACGCTTGGCTCCAAGAATAATCCCTTCACCCTTTTCATTCGTGCGAACTAAAAATGAACACCTAATCTCTAGCTCTATTGCTTTGCCAACTGAATAAGCAGTAGAAGAAAAAGTTTTTTTGTAAGGGATGCAGTTCAATATGTTTTTGAAAGCAATAAAAGCTGTCTTCTTAGAGTCGTACTGTTTTAAATCAGCACGCCACCTAGTCGGCCTTCCTTGCGAAGTCTTAACCATTTCGTGAACACGCTCATAAAACTTTGGAAGTAGCTCACGCATCAATCGCTGACCTGCTTTGCTCCTAGCATTTTGCTCGTACTTTCGTGCGCTCTCAACCTGTGCATTGTACCTCCCCAAACCTAACTCGGTCATCTCTGCATTAAGATTATCCTGCTCAATCATTTGTTATTTATTGTCAGCGTTTTGTAGTGCGCTCAATCCAGATAAAAAAGAACTACTATTAAGGTAAGCATAACGCATTGTTTGTTCAATGTTCTTATGACCTAGCCAATCTTGAGCTAGTTTAATGTTACCTGTTCTTTGAACCAATCGAGAACCACAGGTATGCCTACATAAATAAAAAATAAAATCCTTATCACCAACTCTTCCTAACGACTTCCTAACTTTATCCCAAACAGTTCTAACTCTTTCCTTTGTCCAGTGCGCCCACATCTTTCCTTTGGTGTGGTGGTTGCGGTAAGCAATGTAAGCTCTCCTAGTTAATGGCACTTGCCTATGCTCGCTGTTCTTTGTTTCCAATAAATTTACAACGTAACCAAGATTAGGATCAGCCATCACCTGATTAGAATGAATCGCTCTAGCCTCACTAGGTCGCATTCCTGTATCTATCTGCCACATAAAAAAGTCAGCAAAATAATCCTCTCCAAGCTCTTCAAGGCAATCTAAAATATCTTCCTCTTCCTCTTCGCTAAAAAAAGCATTCCTCTTATTATCACCCATAGGTATCTCTGGGATCAAAGGCTTCTTATCAATCCACTCACGACTAACCGCAAAAGTAAAAGCCTTTGAAAATGTGGCAAGCTTTAGTTTGATAGTTGCAGGTGCGTTCCCTCTTTCCCTACAATGCAGCACAAACTTATCCAAGTCGTTAATGTTTATCTTTGAAGCTAAAGTCTTTTCTCCAAAGAATCTTTCAAGCATCGAACAATGTTGTATGGCTGTAGGCTCGTTTGGCGTGTCCTTCCAGACATTTAAAATCACCTTAGTGAATAGCTGAGAAATCGTAAGGGGTTCTGCTGCCCTTTTGTCTGCATCATCAACCCTCTCACCCCTATGCAATCTGGCTCTTATGTTTGTTTCATACTCCTCCGCCTCAATCTTACTATCAAACTGTTTTCTGTAGCGCTTACCTTTCACCATGAAATCCGCTAAATATTTGTTCCCGTTTGTTCGTGTAGCCATTGGTAGTTTTCCTTTTTCTTTGTTGGTAGTTTATTGTTGGTACTAATTTTGTACCAATTAAGATATATTAACTAAACCTCTGTGTCAAAAAATAAAGAGGACGCTAGGAAACAGGAAAAACTACCAAGTAAAACCTGCGAAAGACCCCTAGCGCCCTCTCTTAATTACATTATAGATAACCCCCATTATCTATGTTCTATATACTCAAGTGGATTCTAATTGGGCTTATCTTAATCGTCAAGATCATTTATTGCAAAAAATCTTAAGACAAGATAACAAACTAAAAACCACGCCACAAACACTAGCAATACAGATATCATAACGTCAAATCGTGGTACACCTGGTTAACGTAAGGCATAACCAAATGTTTCTTGCCGTCAGTGTTTGCCAAGCGCTGAATCGATTTATAGCCGTTGTAAGCGTTAGGCGCTGTCTGCTCAAAGACATCAGCAGCACCCTGCATCGTCCAATCGTATTTCTCTACTAAAAGATAAACCGCTATCTTCCTCCAAAATGCAGGGCGATGCGATTTACTGTTTTTAATGTCCTCTTCAGAATAACCCGAATGTTTTGACAGGCTCTTAATCAAGCGGTCGGTCAATTCGTTCTTGTTTTCTAAAGAGGGTGGATATTGTTTTTTTCTATAGGTTATTGTTTTCATAAAATTTAATTAAGGGGTTCAAGAAATAACGTACCATGCGTGCAATCATCTAAAGCAAGATTACCCCTTTCTGTGTAAATATTCACAAGCTTATAACCCATATTCTCAGCTAAAGCATAAAGATCATTTCTTTCATCAGGGCTATCAGCGTGCCACGTTGCGTCAATATAATCGCAATCAGTTTCTTTAAGTTTACTAATAACTGCACTCATCTTGCCACCCCTCCTTCATTTCAAAAGTTAATCCGTCTTTAGCATTCCATTCATACGACTTAATGATATTTCGCTCACAAAGTTCAGCAATAACTTTCATATTCACTGCGTCTTTAAAATCGTAATCCTCGCAATGTGCAATATCAACGCACCAATCGTTGAAGTGATCTGTTAACTCTGGCAAATCAATTACTTGTGTTTTCATTTTTTTCTTTTTCTATTTTGTAGCTAATAATTGGAGCCTTTTTTGATAAATCATAAAGATCAAAGTTTTTTATTTTATCAACCGCCTCCCATTCACTTTCTGCATATATTTTAAACAGTCCTTCAAAAGATATTTTTACGTTATAAGAATATTCACTCATAATTATTTAGATGCCCCCTTTCTCACTGGTTTTAAAACGCATTCAATAGCTTTTAATTCTGTTAACTGGTTTAACTCTTCAACATAGCAAAGCGCTTCCTCTATTTGTTCTATCAAGTCCTTTTCATCTAGCCAGTGATGATGAATGCCGTAAAATTCAAATTTATAAATAATTTTTTTCTCAGTTTTCATAAAACTATTCGCCCCCCTTTCTAATTTTAATAACACCGCTTGCAACCCTAACACTGACCTTGTCACCCTGTGAGAACATCTCAGCAAGTGGCAACGCCTTAGTCGTTTTAAGGTCGATAACTGGCAATTCGTTTCCATGATTAATAACTTTTGAAACCTTGCGCTTAGCGTTTGGGTCTTTTGTTATTTTTATAATGCCGTTAATGGCTTCTATCTTAATCGGGGTTCCACTTTGAAACCCTGCATCGTTTAGCTTTCTATTCCAGAGACAAATTCTAGAATTACTTCCTACTTTTTGAGTTTGACTCAATATTAGTTTTTTGTTCACTTTGTTTTTTTTGGTTTGGTTTTTTGTTTGTTGTTAATCGGTTTCTGTTGCGTTTCCTATGATTGCTTGTTTGCAATCCTCTATTTCCTTTAAGCCATACCTTTTAGCATTAGGGCGCACTTGATCCCAGTATTCACACTGGCAACTATTCTCAAAATAATAAGAGCAGTTTTCATTATGGCGTAATAAAGACCAATACACATTTTTAAGTTTATTCGTTGTTAAATTCATTTTGTAGTTTTTTAATGTTTGTTTTTGTATCTTGAAAGATTGCGCTAATAGGATTATTTAAACTGTCAAAGTATTGATAATTATATAAACCTGATTTTTTGCCTCTTACTTTTAAAGGGCTTAATATTTTAACTTTCATATTCTTTTATGTGAATTTTAAGGTTTTCAATATCAATCTCAAAAGAAGCGCCATCAAAACGAGTATAAACAAGATCACCATTAATAACGTGGTCTGTTGGTTCTCTTAATTCCTCTAAAGGGTTTTCAAGTTGCGTCTCAATTTCACTCATTACAATATTAATATCAGCATCAGCGCTTCCAAATATGTTTAATTCCCAACAATCTTTTATATTGTCTTGAATGTGAAAATTTCTGTCACGTTCAATTAAAGGCATTAAAACTTTTTGAAGCTCTTCACTACATTGCGCTTTTAAAAACTCATCAGTTAGCGACAACTCGCAACCAATAGCATCTTTGAGGGCTTTTAATTCCCATTTTTTAATCATCTTTGTAGTTATATAATTACTTGGCATTTATTTTCTTGGTAGTTTGTTTAATATTATTTTTTTGTTCAGTCTTAATAAACTGAATACAGCTAACCAAGTTATTAAACCTGATTAGCTGTCTTCTATTTACCTAGCAGTCGAACAAATCACGGCAAGCGCCATCAATTCCAAGCTCGTCTTTGTAGCTCCAAATTTCGGTATCGGTTCCCCAATAACCCTCCACTTTGTTGTACTGTGTATTAATCCAGATATTTGGGCCGCCAAACGTTACAAGGATTCTAGCCCCTAAATATTCCTTTTTAGAATCAACTATATATTGAATGTCTAAGGCATCATGTAAGTAATCAAAAGCTGATTGCTCGTTTTCATCCACCCAATCAATAAGATCAGGATTTTCTAATTGCTTGGCAATTGTTATAACTTGGTTTTTAAGTTCCATTTTTCTTGGTAGTTATTTGTTGTTATTTGTTAGTTTGTGAAATGCTCTATGATTCCACAGATTAAAATGAATATGGACGCTATGATAATTGAAGCAAGTAAAAACATTTAATTATTATTTAATGGGTTATTATTAATTAGTTTGGTATCTTTTAACGTGCTTTTGAAGCTCTTCAAGCGTGGTCATAAATGCCGTAATGGTTAAAATGTCTGTGTGGGTTATTTTGCTTTGAATGCTTTGAAGCTCATTAAAAAGCGTTTCCCATTCTTTGGTTTTTTTAATAGATGTCATTTTTTCTTGGTAGTTATTTATTTAATTTGTAGCTATCTCATCAGATCAACTTGCTAAAGGTTGATGACTCCCATTATAGGAGTTTCGAATTAGTAACCAGTGCCTACTTCACTATTTAAAAGACTGGCTACGTCTTTTTTAGTAGGTTGAAAAGTAAAAGAGTTGATAGATATTTCAGTGATTTCACTTTTACCAAAACACTTTTTTTGTAAGTCTAAATATTCCAACGCTGCCTTTTTAGTTGGCATATAGTAAAGATTCTCTTCGTTTTCCCATAATTTAAAATATAAAGTGTATAGTGTCATTTTTTCTTGGTAGTTTGTTTGTTATTATTATTTATTAAATGCTTATTTAATTTCCACTATATTAGCGAGGGTCTTTATTGCGTCAAATAAAAAGAGTTAAAAAATATTTAATGGCATTAATAGAAAGACTTTGAGTTGGTTTCCTTGGTTGCTTTGAGTTGGCTTTGAGTTTGTTCTAACGGGTTGCTTTGAGTTGGCTTTGAGTTTGTTCTAAGTAGCTTTAAGTTGGTATTTACAAAGTGA